CTATATTTCTCTCAATCTATAAATCTATAATATTTTTTGCTTCCTCCTTATCTATCTCCCAAAATTACATTAGTTGCTAAATATTTTTTAAACACTTTGTAAATCTTTTTATTTAAATGTATAATTATATAGAAAATAAAAAATATAGGAGCAATATGAATGGAGAAAGTACTTACTAATTATAAACATTATTTAAAAAATTGGAGATTTATATTTATTTGTATATTACCTGCTATCGCTTTATTGTATACATTCGATGTCATCTTTGAACTACTGATTCACCAAAATTTCTATTTGTCTAATTTAATTATTGCTATTATATTAACCATAATATTTATTAACGTTAAAGATAAGTTTAAAATCAAAGGTTAATGAAAACTATAATTGAAACGAAACCTTTATGAAGCTACATTTTTCATAAAAAATAAGAGCAACCTGCTATTGGATGCTCTAATGTGATTAGAGGTTTTTTCTGAGTATTTAGTAGGACACGAAGACCTTGTCCTATTACATACTATATGCTTGTACTTATTACATTGTGCATGAAAAAGCACAATGTCTAGATGCCAAATAGATACATACACATTGGAGTAACTAACACGTTAGAAAAGACCTTCCTATATCCATTCATTCTTAATAGCCTACATGATTACTAATAAAATCTGCTCATACTTTCATTGTACAATTGCTTTATTTATAAACAAAAAACATCCCCATGGATGTTTTTTATCTAATTCCCTTTAAACTTCCATAAATTTAGCAGGTACACCAATTTTTTCTACCACAGAAGATATATTAGTAGGGTTAATCATTACATTTTCGATATAAACTAATTTATTTTCTAATAATCCATTCTCTGTAGTAATAAGCTCTTCAAATCGTTCTAAAGTCATTGAGAATTTGTGCTCACTTCCACCATTCATACTGACTTTTACATACTTCATAGTGTCACCGCCTCTCTTAATTATCTATAATTCGCTAAGAATACGCTTACATCCTTTTATTTAAACGTGGATTTATCACTTTCCACTACACGTTTGAAATAATTTGCAGAAAAACAGATAATATACACCGTTTATTCTATTTATTAAAATTATAATAAAACGTTTCTAGAATTCTATATCTTTGGAAAAGATTATATAATAGTATTGATTAAATAATAGGAGTGTTATGAATGGTTGATATAATCCGACTCTTAATCATCATACTGATTGCAATTTTTTTATTTTCATCAATTATTATGGAGTTTAAAAAACCTCAAAAAAGTATGTTTTGGTTCTCAATTGAAGTCTTGTTTCTGCTAGGAATCGTACTTTTAATGAAAGAATTTTTCTTCAAACTTTCCGCATAACCTCTTAAGTAAAACATAATATTCCATCAATAACGCAGGATAAATTATGATTTTTATTTTTTCACTAAATTTAAGAATGTAACTTCCAATAGTTATCCTTTTTTTATAACTACTTTATATGCTTCTGCTAATTACTCTTTTTGTATATTATCATGAAGACTAGAACAAGCATGCCTTGTCATATATTAGATAAGGGATGTGATAACATTGGATAACTATAACAATCAATTTGTTTTTCATGTAGTCAAAAGTTCGGCAATTAAAAGATTTATAATTATCGATATAATCGCTGGAACAGGAATTTATTGGACTGTAAACTTTATTTCTTCAAATGCATTACTCGCAATTATTAGTTGTATTTTAGGGACAAAAAAAATGAAGAAAATGTATCATTCATAGAAGCAATAACTAAATCTCAATTCATTTCTTTCAAATGTAAACATTCTATTATCTTAATTAAATAAATAAGCTCCCAAATAACCGATGTTTACAATCACACAAAATAAGAGGTTTCTGATTGCACAGAAACCTCTTATTTAATATCCGTATCTTTATATACTAAATACATTACATGATTATCTTTTCTATGTTCACTTTATAATTGTTAATAAAAAGGATAATGATAGAAATGCACAAAGTGGTATATATAAAACAGTATCCATTCTAGCAAACTGCGTACCTATTTTTCGTTTAAAGATACCAAAATAATGAAATTCACCAATTACTCTTATGAAAAAAACAACCATACAAACCCAGGATCCCATTTGAACAAAAATATTTGGAACTGCGAAATGAACAATATTTGCTTGTTGTAATAAAATCATTGCTGCCATACTTAATAATAACGCAATGCACAATGTCATTCCTGTACCTGGTGTAAACGCCTTTTCTCCAGCTTTAGTTGGAATGACACTATTTGTCGCCCACTTACCCCCGAAAGCCCAATAAATATGTAAAAAACTAACTAAAAATAATATACAGACAGAAATATATGTAATAATAAGCATTTTGTCCTCCCATTATTTTATTTAAGTCCTCAGCTTTAGAATATGCTATGAATTTCTCATTGGCAATCTATATTTAATTACATAAAAAACCTTTAATAATTTATCAATTTAACGATAAATCATTAAAGGTTTACTGAAATTTATTATGCATTATACCTATTTCTACGACGTTCCATCCTCGTTTGTCCTTGAACAGTCTCTTCTTTATATTGATCTATTTGCTCCGACATTTCATATGTTGCAGCTGGAGCTGATTCTTCGTAATTATGCTTACGTATTTTTTCTGGCGTTTTACGTTTAGAACCTTTTCCACCAAACTTAAATAATTTCATCTTAAATTTCGGTAATCTTGGAAGTGGCATCTTAAATGATAGTTTTTTGCGTTTCTTTTTTTGGTGAAATAGATTTATATTTTCTTTATTATTATCCTTCTCTTTACGGTGTATTAACGTCGCAAGTAATCCACCTAATATAAGTCCTCCAGCTAAGAGTAGAAGATATACGTAATTGCTTGTCATTAAACTCGTCATACGCTCAAGTATGACTAACGACTGTACTTCCTTTATATCCCATAATAAAGCGGCCCATAATGAGAATAAACCTAAAGTAAGCCCGTATGTACGAAAGCGAAATATACAAGGTATTAAAGCGATACAGGCGGCAATTTTGGCATTTGCTATTATAGCACTTGTTGAAATATCCTGATTCCAAATAACTAACAGTAGTGTTATAAATGGTGCATATGCTATCCAGCTACATATACGTGAATATATCTTTTTTGCAAAGTAACTACCGAAACTAGTAAAAAATAAAAGTCCACCAATATATAAAGATTGTTCAAGAGGGATTTGCTTTAACATTCCTGCAATTGGAAAGAGGCCGCTCAGTAGCATTAATAATACATCTAATTTCTTCACAATTCCCCATTCCTTTCAAATTTCTATTAAGTTTTAAAATTAATTTTCCATGTGATTCAGTTTTTGTATTTCTAAAAAACATCTTAATCCTGAATGTTTATAAAGTAAATACAAAATAGAAAAGATACATGACAAAGGATAGCTATATTTACATGAACAAATGACAAATCCTGATCGGTATAATGAACAGGATTTGTTTACTATTATTTAAATTAGCACTATTGAATCTTTCTTTTCTCTCTTTATTACATCAACATCTAATTCATCATCGAATTCTTTAAACTCTCTTGCATCTATATCAGTGGCATAACTCTTTATTACTTTAGCCATATGCATAGAATATGGCATATGCACATTTTTTTCCGGAAGTATACTTGAATTACAACACATGAAATGTATCATTTTAGCGATATATTCCCTTTCTACATGTTTTACACCTAATGGTAGAATTTCAAGTATATATTGTTGAATTGTGTCACTACAATTTAATCGATATTCACCAGTGCTATAATACATCCCTGTTTGATCCGCATATAATCCAGTTCTATCCATATCATTTTCACGATCTATTACAACAAAGCTTGGTACATCAAAAGCAGTATTTATTCTTATAACGTTTAAATTCGGAACCTTTAATATATCTGGAATAATCTCAGGTGCAATATCTATATTAATTTTTTCATTTTGCAACTCTTTAATCCAATATTTTCTCAAATTCGCATCTACAATGAAATAAACTTGTTCATTTTCCTTTTGCGCATGTTGTAACATTCCCATTAATATTTCAGATACAAATTCCTTAAAACGGGCACCCACATCATTTCTTTTTGATGGTTGTGGTAAAAATACATTATGTTTATTTATTTGTAATAACATATAGTCGATCGGTTGCCACTCCGACTCCGTATCCCCATATAATTTATATGATATTTCTTTACCTTTTATTTTTGAAATAATAGGTAAGAAATCAAACTTCGAGATTCGTTCAACTGATAAATTGACATATGTACAAGGTAAATTCCTCTTATTCCAATTGCCTTTCAAAAATCCTTTTTGTTCTAATAAATTAAAAATACTAGTTACAATTGTTTCACGAGATACACTTTGACCTATAAATAAATTAATAAATGTTGAAATACGTTTTGTTCGTGCAAACCCTTCACGAATAATTTGTTTCGGATCAATCTTCTCTCTTCCATCACACTTCTTCATTGCAATTAATGCTAACGTCGTATCACTTCGCTTACCTGCCGTAGCATGAACTGCTTTTACAACATCATCTACAAGATTTGTTTTATATTTTTGGCAATACTGCATTTTATATGGATTTTGTAACACTTTTTCCATATTAAATCTTACAATCTTTAATAATACTGGTGAATCTGCATTTACTACATAAGATGTTTCTCCTATTTTAGCTAAAACTATTTCACTATCAAATAATGCTTGTTCTATTTCCAATACTATATTTTCGGACCAAATTTCTAATGTTATGGTCTCTAATCCTTTTGGTGCAACTAAAGGAAATAATTCATTTTAATCCCCTATCAGATAATAGACGATAAATAATTAAAAATGCTTATACAATAAGCCTTGCATTTCATCTGCAACTTTTCTTTATTGATAAAAAACGTTATCAAACGAAAAGTATGTGGGCGAAATGTGGGCGGAAATATCAAATAAAACAAAAGAGCACAGCGTGTATATATCGTGCGCCAACACTTTATATACCATCCACCTGATTACGCCAGGTAAACACTTGCTATACTCTCATGAGTTATTTTACATCATGCAGGGTCTATTAAGCAACGTTTACCAAATTATTGGTGACGTTGCTTTTTTGTTTCCAATAAGGAGACATATAATATGGAAAAGAAGCGCATTGATGTAATAGCAAGTAAAGAATCATTCCGTAACTTATCGCCCTTTATAGAATTAGAAGAATTAAACAAAACTATACGTGCATACAGAGACACTATTCGTATGTCTATTAAGCGTAGCGATGTACAATCTAAACTAATTACATTACTTGAAATTTTAAAGCGCCACAGTTGCAAATATGTAGGCGTTAGTTTCCTATGCAAAAATAGAATAGCTGCAAAGATGGAAGTTTCATATAAAACTGTACAACGTTTAATGAAGAAACTTGTGGATCTAGACATGATCAAACAGGTAGCAATGAAGCGCACAAAAGATATGCTTCAAACTTCAAATGCTATTATCATTCAACCGATTGTGGAAGAAGTGTCCGACAAGGTAGATGCAAAAAGTCCTACAAAGTGTCCTACCATTAAAACAACCCCTGTTCCCTTAAAACAAAATATAAAGGATATAAACAAACGTAATAATAATGAGAATAGTAATACTCCAGAAGAGAATATTGAACAAGCTGATTATGTAGCACATTGGGTACCAGAACGTTTTATTTCTTTAGTTAGCTCTTTTTACAACGAATCTAAAACAATTCAAGAACTGTGGAAGGTCGTAAAACAGTGTAATAAAGTTACAAACTTCTCTACAGGTGATAAAGCATTTAATACAACACAAGAGCTTACTATTGGCTTAAAAGCTATTAAAGAGTTTGTTATGAAAATTAAGTCTGGAGCAAAAATGAATAAGGGTAAATTCGCCTATTTCAACGGAATTGTAAATAACTTAATGGACAAGTTCTACTTTGATAAAGAGTTTATGGGAGCATAAAAAACTCCAAAACGCTAAGAAACCAATAAGGGAAATTTTTCGAAAAGCATATGGAGCGGGATTCTCTACAACCGTAATACATGTTTCCATATTGTTAAAACGCTCAAAACCCCTCTTAAGGATGAAATATTTGTATATCTTATTTACGTAATTTATGTTATATTTTCATATGTTAATTAATTACAATTATTTCAAAAAGGAGTATACATAATGAAAGCAAAGAAACTAATATGTTTTTTAGCATTACCACTTATGTTAGTAGCATGGGTAGGATGTTCTAAGGACAATACAGAAGAGAAGAAGACTGATAGCTTAAAGGTTTCAGAGTCGGAAAAGAAGAAAGACGAGTCAATTGACAAAGAAGCAGATAAACTATACAAAGAAAAGGAAGAATTGCTTGCTGAAAAGGAAAAATTGCTTGCTGAAAAGAAAGAAAAGGAAGAATTGCTTGCTGAAAAAGAAAAATTGCTTGCTGAAAAGAAAGCTAAGGAAGAAAAAGAGGTAACGGAAAAGAAAGAAGATACAGATAAAAATGAAGTCTCAAACGATAAAACAGTAAAAGAAGCTGTAATTGGAGAAGGTAGAACACTAGCTGAGGAAAGAGAGTATAGAGGTAAGCAGTTAACTAAAGGTTCTAGTGCATCTTCTCCTTTAGAGAAGTATCAAGAAGATATTAAGGATACTTCTAATGACTTAAAGACGGCAGTTCAATCTATTAAATCCTTAGCTGAAAAAGATGGAACGTGGAAAACAACTCAAACAGGATTAAAGGGAGAATTAAGTAGAGTAAGTGGGAGAGCTAATAGACTAGCAAGTATAGAACCTCCTAAGGAGTATGATTACTTCAAAGTTCAATTAAGAGACGATGCAAGAGCAATTAAACAAATGGTAGACCAAGCATTTATAGCTTTAAATGAAAATGATACTGAAACAGCCAAGTTAAACATAGGTGCTATGATAGATTATGTAGATATAATGTCTTCAACATTGAATGAAATACAAAATGTACAAAATGGAGTGTAAAGGGGTATGTGACAATAAAACGCATTACCTGTTATGTTGTTAGCAGGTTGTACAACAGAGACATATGGACTTACACAGTCAGAGTTACGAAAAGTGGACAAAGAATATTAGTCAAGTAAGCTAACGATATAACAAGGTGGTTATTTCATGAGTTATGATACGATTGCATCACTACAACGTATGGAACAATTAGAACAAGCTCAAGCTGCAGCTGGTAAACGATTAATATTAAAGCCAATATATTCGTCTGTAGATGCTGCATTAATAATTGTTGCGGTTATTCTATTCATTCCAACCTTTACTTTTTCTTTAGTAGCATTTTTAGTTTACTATTATACAAAATTCTTTTTTATGAAAACGCGATTAGTAAAGAATGTAGCTACAGGCGAGAAGTTTTATGTGGATAAAGAAGATTTCAAACAATACAAGCAGAACTTTAAGAAGAATGAAAAACAAGTTAGAAAGATATCTGATTTGTAATAAAAGGAGAAGACACAATGGATGCCAAATTACAAGATAGACAATTAAAATATGTACTCAAAAATCACATTCTCCCTGAGAAGAAATTTGATTTTAATGAATTTAGAACACAAGAAGAATTCAATGATTTTCAGGAAGGATTAAATAAGTTTAACGCTCTTTCCGAAGATGAGAAAACTGAGTTGTTCACTTCGATACAAAATGGTACTTATGAGCTGTAATAAAAAAAGCCGACTCAATTAAGAGCCGGCACTTTTTATACTTACTATTTAATTTCTACATAATAAGAACTAGCTGTAATATAGAACACATTACCTTTACTATTCTTGACTTTATACTGCTGCGAGCCATTTACAGATACTTTATCAATGATAGTGAACCCTAAACCTTCATCAACAGTTCCTGCAACATCTCGATCAGCCCAGGAAGCTTTTGAATAGAATCGTAAGTCATTCACTTTAGAAACTACACGTTTGCCTTCCACAGATGCCGATTCTTCTTTATAGCGAATGTATGATGAATCGTTATAAATCCACTGATTTCCTCCAAGATTTAACCAGTTTCCTACTTTACCCCAGACTTTATATGATTCACCTTTTTGTAGCTTGCGAATGACATCATTGCTTGTGGATGGTCCAGACCGAAGGTTTACATTTTGGCCGTCAATATAAACCACACCACTTGCTTCTGTTACACTTTCAGATGGTTTTTGTGGTTTTGGTTTAACTGATACAGAATCACCATTATAGGCCTTTAAAACATCATTTCTAAATTGTGATTCTGATACGCCATGAGAAGTAAGATAACCAATTGGGTCTTCATGATCTGTACCACCAAGTTTGTATGTAATATCTTTATGAGTCCACAAGCCAACACTTGGATGGATATTTCTATCTTTTAAGATTTTTGCAAGCAACTTTACATATCTTTCATACGATTTTTTGAATTTAATAGGGTCACTAGTTTCAGATAGTTCTACATGTACAAATCTAGCATTTGCCACTGGACCTGCACCCCATGCACGATATTTAGTAGATGCAATTTGGATGTTTTCATCCCAATCCGTTGCATAATGCACAAAAGCATTTCTCCATGTTCTAGCTTCATAATTTCTAATATTAATAGCTGGAGCTTCTGGCGTCGCTGTGGAATGCGCTACTACCCCCTCATATGCACCGACACCATATCTATATCCTTGCTTTGGTAAATCTGGAATAATCATTTCTCTATCTGCAAAAACACTTCCTACAGATGTTAATAGAATAATAGAAGCCGTTGCAACTGAACTTAATACCTTAATAGATTTTCTCATTTTACATCACCATTCCCCATGATTTTTTGTTTGATATCTGATACATCATTTGCTAATGAACTAAAGGCTTTTGCTTGTTCTTCAATTACACCCTGGTTCTTTTCAATAACTTTTTGATACTGCTCTTCACGCTGTTCATTCTTTTTTTGCGTAGTAAAAAGCATCCACACGAATAATGCTGCGAATGCTCCTTGTTGCATCATTGAATTGAAAATTGCATCCTCCATTGTTCTCATCTCCCCAAAAGAAAAAGAGAAGCGAAATCGCCCCTCTTTGTTTTATAAGCTGCATTTTATTCAAAATAAAAAGCCCACTATTGTGCGCTATCCGTAATTAAATCTGCTCTTCCATTGTCAGTTAAATATTTATCGATTCTTTCTTTGTAAACCTTCATTTTGGTGATAACAACTATATACGTATAAACTTCATCAATTACTCGTTGCGCCATGTATTCAGCCATATATCATCACCCCTTTTATCCCATAATCAATTCATCTAAAGCCTTCTGCATTAACTCCATTTGCTTTTTTATTTGTTCTATCTCTGAAGGTTCTTCAGGTTTCGGTTCTTCAGGTTTTGGTTCGACTGTTTTTACCCATTTACCATTTGTGAATATAGGATAATAAATACCATCGGGACAAACTTCCAAAGTACAGTTAGCAGGGATGTCAGGTTCGTACCCTACAATTACATTTTCTTCATAAGGCACTTGAACAGTTTCATACTCTACCTTGTACATTACGCAATCCGGGCAATCGTGCTTGTCGATTGGATCTTCTTCACCTTCATACGTACCATCTACTACGGATTGGTGCAACGAGCATAGCTTCTCTCCTGTGACGATCTCCTTTTGTTCCTCTCGGTGGAACGTTTGTTTTTCGTAAATTGGTTTCTCATTTAAAGGGATCATTTCAGTGAACTTTCCGTTTGTATCGTAACAATATCCATATTGTCGCATTTATATTCCTCCTATTACTAGATAGGTTAAACTAAATAAGTTAATGTGAAGTCTACCCGTTTACCTTTTGCATTAGTGCTTAGAGCGACCGCTCCTGTAGTACCGTTGATAAATACTTGCACCATTGCCGTTCCGTCCGACGTAGGAGTATAGATAGAACGGTTGCCACCTGTCGGTCTTAAATCGGATGGAAGAGTCGCTACTATTACGCCTGTAGCATTTGCATTAAGTACTACTGCACCCTTTAACTCCACGGTACTATTTCTTCGAATAGTCATCAACGGATAGTTAACATCCGGTCCTGTAGCTTCTGCCGATAGCGGAATAGTAGTTGAACCGTCCAGTTTCGTAGATAATGCTGCAACTGTGACTACTCCTGTATTAAGATTCAATGTAAGTTCTTTTTGCCAATCAACTGCACCTGCCATCTTCGGACCAACTGACCACTTACTCTGTGAGTCATTTATTACAATTGATACACCTTTGTCGGTATTAGCTTGTAATACATGCTCTACATTGTTTCTTAAATTAGTAACGCCATTGAAAGTCATATTACCTGTTGCAGTGTCTCCTGCTTTTTTGAGAACATCGTCATTTAATGCATGTCTGTCCCAAGCGTTCCAAACGTTTGCACCTGTCATTTTTCTAGTCCATGTAAATGCACGAGTTCCTGCTAAGACTGTAGCAATTTGTTTAACATAGCTTCTATCGGAATATCGAACAACATCTACATAGAAGAACGCCGTTGTTCCGTCCGGTGAGCTACCTAAATTGTTACCACCATATGAGCCGGGTTTTTGTAGAGAATCTAAATTTTGTCCGTTAATATTGATAGTGTCCCCATTAGGTTGTACAAGTTCCGTGTATGCTTCCGTTTTTTTGACAAGGTTTGTGTTTGATACAACGTTAAATGTATTTGTAGCCGGAGAATAATTCCAAGCACCCGTTTCGGTTGCACCATTTCTTCCAAACCATTCAACTAATCCCGAAGGGTGAAAAACAAGTCTTCCTAGTTGAGTTTGATCGTTGTACCATTGCAACATTTTCGCGCCGTCTTTAGTTTGGAAATTTAAGTTACCCGTCATAGTATCGCCGCTACGTTTCACAACGTCCATTCCGTTCAATTTATTTTGCAGTTGAGTTAATTGTGTATTAATAGCCGTCCATCTACTGTTAATATCATCGACTAGCAATTGCGCTTGTTGAATTAACTCTTCCAATTCAGAAATATATGGGCCGCTCATTGTATGGCCTGTCATCGCATCAGCTAATGTTACTAGTCCGAAATCTTGTGTTGAAGCCCGTACCGTTCCACCCTGTTCAATTGAGAAATATGATCTTTTCCCAACACCGGCTACACCAAACGTTTCTGGTCTGAATGTATATTCGAAATTACCTTGTGTAGCATTGATTATTTTAACGCCTGAAGTATCACGAACATAAGCGTTGTTCGGTTTCAATCCTTCATAATAAATCGTATTACCAGTTAAATTATAAGGAACGCCGCCATCCACAACGAATACATTTACAGTTACGGTTGCTTTATCTCCTTGCCGACCCGTTACGACCGCGTTTAATTGCGCTTGTTGAGTTTTGTTTATGTCCAATACCAGTTTAATTTTCATATTGTCTTATCCCCCCTTCGTTATGGTTAATTTCAAACTCATCTTCTGTTATTACTTTAGGACTATATTCTCTATCAAAAATACTAGATTTACGTTTAGTAGCACTTCTAAAGCTAAATGCTTCGAATACAGGTTCTTCTTTTACAATCTTAATCTCGTAAGAAAAATCGATATCATTTTCGCTTTCCACAACAAAAAAAGTTCCCGTCCGTTCGGAAACCCAAATGTCACCTTGTCCATATTTGCTAATGAACACATGGTATTTTTCTGTTTCGTTTTGCAAGAAGATAGGAAGATTAATAACGGCTTTTCTGTCCACAGTCGATCCATTACCTATGTGGGTAAAAGTTTCGGACGAATTCATAACACTGTGCATATCTTTTTCAACTGGTTTAGGTGCTGCCATTCTTGCAAATGAAGTTGGTTGTGGCGCATTATCATTAGATAATGTACTGGATATACGAGCGTTAAGTATACTGTTACCGCTCATATCTAAAGCAACCCTTGCTCGTATTCTATCCCTGGCGTTCAACTCCATTAGAACGTGTGCATATTCCCCTTCTTTATAAAGAAATTGCGTTGTCCCTTCATTCGAAATAGTTAACGTTCCTGTTACATCTTTGTCTATTCCGCCTTTAAAACGAGTTCCGTTTTCGTCAAAAATGATTCCCTTGTAAGCAAACAATGTTTTATAAGTGTAGAATTTATTTTTATCCATACCTGCCCACGCTGTATTTGCATTGTTTTCTCTTAATACAAAGTCCATTCCGGTATCAGAAACCATTGCTAAACGTCTAGAATCGTTCGAGTATAATAATTCTTGCATGTAATTGCTCTCTTTACCTCTAGATTGAGAAGAGAAAACAACTTTGCTAGTATTCATCCAGAGGTTCTGCCATGCGAATATACCTTTGAATCCATAAGTTGTAGTATTATCAACCACTTCGAATTTTGGTTCATAGAGTTGCGTTGCTGTATCTAATACAGAAAAACTCAAATAACGGCCTGGCTCGATATTCATCGTTACGCCTTTTGTATTATCGGAAACTCTATATTGATACCCTAATGACCCTACTTTATTTGCATCTGAATCGTAAACAGCTAACTGCCCGAGGTTATTTAATTCCATTCGTTTGATGTTATTTACAGTTGACTGTAAACCTTCAGGCATCATTTTAATACTGTTTCCATATCCATTGAAACCCGCTCTAATCATCCCCGCATCGAGTGTGCCAGTTTTTATGAAGTCCGCGACTATTGACCCATCTTTCGTAATAGCTACACCATACGGTCCGTTTACACCTTGAGAAGAATACCCCAATCCGTTAACATTCCATTGCCAAACTTTTTTGGCAGTCATTTCACTGTTCGTATCCATGATTAAAATACGATCTGGATAAACACGAACATAAGAGCCAAAACCACTGTTTATAAGGTCGGTGGCGTTCTGTCTAGCCTCTTCTAATATATTCGGGCCTAAATCCCTTACTTCGTTTTCTAAGTCTGTTACACGCCCTTTAGTGCCGTTTAAATCAGTTTTGGTATTGCTTAAATCTTCTTTAGTAGTATTTAGATCTTTTTTCGTATTAGTCAAATTACTATTTGTTTGACCTAATCCAGTTTCCAGATCTCCTACTTTGCCGTTTGTGGTATTCAAGTTAGAGTTTGTTGTACCTAGTCCGGTTTCTAAATCTCCGACTTTACCATTTGTAGTGTTTAATTTCCCGTTTGTAGTATTTAGATTGCTATTAGTCGTATTTAAATTACCATTCGTAGTTGTTAAATCTTCTCTCAACTTCTTTAATCTTTCATCAGCGTCGCCCAATCCCGCGTTAATATCAGTTGTTATATTCAAAACTTCATCTTGAATTTTATCAATTTTGTTCGTTTTGCTAGTAAATGAATCTTTGAAATTACCTAGTGTAATATCAATGTATCTTTCTTTAACGGGATCATATTTATAAGATATAACTTTAGCTTGAATGTATATCCCATCCTCACTATGATCTACCGTTACAGTGTCACCCATATAAACAGATTGCAAAACTGCAAAATCTTTATACTCTTCTGTTTGGGATAATTCTTGAAAACTAACTCTATATGTTGCTAAAGGTTGATCCACATGATTATTTTCAAACATAGCGCGTGCTTTTTGTCTCAATAAAGCATATGCGTCTTCTAATGGAATAGCGTCTTCGTCGTCCGCATAATCACCTATAGCCGCTTTGACAGTTTCGAACGGAACTGTTTTGATTTTAGGATTAACATATTTATCCACATTTGCACTAGTTACGTACTTTTCAGGAAGTAATAAACCATCGAATCCAATTGGCATTATCTTCGTAATCGGGCTTTGCCAATCTACACTAGCCTCATATCCTAATAAATCTTTCTTATGTTGAATAACAACACCGCGATCAATTCCGCGTTTTTCTGTAATTCTCACATTGAAATTATCACGTTTCAATTCGCCGCCCCAACGATTCAAGAAAGAGTTATCTTTCCCGGTATCAAGTAACGCTTCAATTGGATTCATTCGCACCAATCTAGCATTATTCAACTTTCCAATATCACTGAAGAAATTAAATTTAGTAGGATATTGGAGAGCTCCCTTTAATTGAGTGAGCGCTCCTAATCCTGTTTTAGCTACAATATTTGTATCTTCTATGAAGTTATCAATCAAGTCGTAGAAAACGTGATAACAAAACACGCTTACGATCCCCATTGATGGAGATGGATTCGCTACTCTGAATAATTGTTCTCCATCTGGCGTTGGTACTTGTATCAAACTTTGACCTTTTATATCTAAACCATGTGGAGAGAATAACGGATATTTGAATGACAATACATAAAGTCCATTTAAATCTTCTTGAACAGTAGCTTCATGGACTGCATCACTTAAAATACCGATGCCATTGTGTAAAAAGTCTGTTTCGTCTGGTTTAAATAGTTTAATCAAACGTATCTTCCCCTTACTTCTAGTTCTATTTTAGAGACTGTACCCGTCCACAATATTTCATTCTCACCTTCCTTCAGCACAGGGAAATTCCCGATCATTTTATTATTCATTGGAAAACTTCCCGAATAACACAACGACAAATCAGAATCAACAACGACTGGATTTACAATATCTTTAATCTGGAAAGCTAGTCCATTTACGTATATAGTCACCGTTCCGCTGCCTGTAATGGTGAATTTCGGTAATGAATAAAGTGTTCCGTAGTTCATGAGGGTCATTGGCATCGTTAAATCAATAGGTTGCTCAATAATATATTCATAGGGATCAGACTTGAATGTAACTTCAAACTGCCCGTATTCTTCAAATTGATTATCGATATCACCTATATCCACACTTTTTATCTTTCTATAGACATTATCATCGGTAAAAGAAAGGGTTTTAGCGCCACGCAACCACTTTTTAATTTTACGCAACAACGGTTTTACGTTCTCGCCTTCCAATAAATTAAAATTAATCGTGAAGTCCACATCTTCGTAACCATTTTTCTTAGTTAAAGAGCCGTTTTCCCTACCTGGAATATCGATAAATTCCACCTTTTCTACAGCGCTAGGGATATTAGGACGCTCTACCATACAAACATGGTAGAACCGCCCTAATTTATCGTCTATTCTAATATCAAGCACGTGAAGTCCTCCCTATACCGATATTTAATGATTGACCTTTTTTAGCAAGTGCATCATCAATTTTTTCCACCATTTGTTCGATATCACGATCATTTCTCACTGAAGGATTATAAATATTAATTACAGTCGGTTCAGTAGACATCGTTGCTGCAATCCCTTCACCAATCGCACCTAATGTCTTTTTATTCAATGGTAATACACCCTCCGGTCCTGCTTCACCTGCTCCTTGGAACTGTCCACCATTCATTCCAAATATGGTTGGTCGAGTAAAAATACCGCCTTTTGCACGCCATTTTATACCAATACCAGAAGGATACGTAATATCTTTACCTAAAATATTTCTCGTGCTAGTTTCTAAACTAAAATGTGGCATTTTAGGCATTTCCGGTTTAGGAATCTTTAATTTCAAATCACTGAAAAACCCTTTGATTTTATCAATAAATCCCTTCACTTTATCTACAGCATCTTTTATTGGATCAATAATAAATCTCTTTGCTGCATCAAATTTTTCCTTCGCAGTATTCTTCACAGAATCAAATTTCTCTTTAGCTGCGTTATATAAATCAGTAAATTTTTGTTTGGCCTGATTATACGCTTCAACCACTGGATCAATCACATATTTTTTCACTGTATTCCAGGCTGAAAGTGTATATGATTTGATTTTTTCCCAGTTTTGTAATATCCAATTTGCTAATTCTCCAAGTTTTTGTTTCGTTGTATTCCACAAATCTTGGACCGGTTGAATGACATACTGTTTTACCAAACTCCACGCTGCAGACGTATATGATTTCACTGTTTCCCACTGTGAATTTAACCAGGAGACTAGCTCACCAACCTTCTCTTTTACGGTATTCCAAGCATCTTGAATTGGCTTTACGATATATTGCTTCAATAAATCCCAAGCAATCTGTGCCGCGGCTTTTATAAGTTCCCAATTATTACTTAACCAAGTTGCTAGCTCACTAATCTTCTCTTTTACTTCTTTATACGCTTTTTGAATTGGTTCAATAATGTATTTACTTATTGCAGCCCAGGCAATTTGTGCACCTGCTTGTATCAATAGCCATCCTGCTTCTAAAACGGTAGAAACTGCCGAAATAATTGGATCTAAGACTGCAAGTATCGTATTCCAGATTTCTTGCCATTTTTGTACTAATGTCCCCCACAATTCAGATGCTGTTTCGCCAATACCAGTCCATAGATTACTAAAGAACTCACCAATAGGAGACAATATGCTATTTGCTAATTCTAAAAATGAAGACCACGTTTTTGAAAAGAAATCAGTAATACCAGTCCAAATTTCAGATGCCGTATCAGAAATCCCTGTCCACAAGTCACTAAAGAACTGAGCAATTGGTTCGAAGAACTCATTTACCATATCTAAAAAAGAAGACCAGGCATTTGAAAAATAATCCACTGTGGAGGACCAAGCATCTTCACAAGTTTGAACTATACTATCCCACAATTCGCCAAACCAATCTTTAAATTGGGTCCACTTTTCAGAAAGCCAATCTGTTATCTGCCCCCAATTTTGTATTGCCCAAATAACACCGGCTATTACAGCCGCTACTCCAGCGATAACACCGATAACTACTCCAAGTGTTGTACCTAATACACCAACCGCCGCTACAACCACTGCAATGATTGGTGCCAAAGTACCGACTACAGCTACTAATCCAGCAAAAATAAAAGCAAAGTTTTGAACTGGCTCTGGTAATTTAGTAAACCCATCCACTAAAGTCTTTATCCCCTCTACTACCGGAGGTAAAACATCTTTAGCTAATTCAGCAAGTTTTTCTCCAAGTGGTTCAAATGCGGCTTGTGTTTCTCTTAAAGCGCTCTGAAACTGTTGTCCAAGTGATTCTTCTTGAAGCTTTTTCATTTCGTCCATACTTCCATTTACATCACCAAGACCACCATTTACATCATTTAGACTTAGAACAGCTTCTGCGCCCATGTCTTCCCATTTGGTACCGAATAGAGCAACACCAATCTGGTTTGCCTTTACTTTGTCATCCATCTTTTGAAGGTCACCTAATACAGCGTTAAATACATCCGCTGCGGTTCCTTTTCCTTCATTGAATGATTCCCACACCTTTTGTGTCTCTTCTGATAAATCACCAAATCCTTCTGATACACCTTTAGATCCATCTTGTACACGAATACCAAATTCTTTTACAAGGTCATTTATGTAATCTAAGTTGTATGATCCACTTTTAGTTCCATTCGCAAGAATGGTGAACATTTCATCCGCACTAAACCCCGCTTGTTTGAATAACGGCGCATACTCTGAAAGATTGTCAAAGAGTTCATCTGAATAGTTCAATCCAGCTTGAGCTCCTGCTGCTAATAAATCAAATGTTTTTTGTGTAGATAATCCAAATTGAGACATTAATTGTCCTGCACCACGAGTGGCTTCATTCAAATCAACATCATAAACTTTAGCTAAGGTTAAGACATTCTCCGATGCACCTTTTAATTCTTCATGTGGAACATCCCGCATATTTTGATAAACTTTTATCAGTGAATTATCGACCTCTTCAAGACTTTCACCAAATCCCTTTTTCCACACTTCCTTTGCAATCTTACCCAGGTTTTCAGCACCTTTTTGAGTCAACCCTAATGAAGCTTGTATTTCCCTTTGGGATCTATCAAAATCTATCGCTATACCTACAGTAGCTTTACCAAGCTCAATTAACTGTTGAGACATTCCTTGAAGCATTTGAGTAGCTTCCATCATGTTGTGCAAGTCTAATTTCTTTCCTAATTGCTCCATACCATCTGCGGCTTGCGAACCACTTTGACCAACACTATGTAATGAATTCTCAAATTGCTTCAATGTAGTTTTAGCTTGATTTAGCTTTGTCTCAAGTTGCTGTACTTCTTTAGAATTTTCACCATATACTTTCTTAGTTGCACTCAATTGACGTTCCAGATTACTTACAATCCTTCCAGTCATTTCTGTTTGTTGATTCAACTGCCTTTGAGCTAAAACTAATTTATCAGCTTCACTGGCGTTTGCTCCTAATTCAGTATTCTGTAATTTAAAAGCGCTTGTTAATCTCTTTTGCTCTGCTTCTAAATTCTTTTCACTTTGCTGTAAAGAATCTAAATCAGCTTTTGCTTTTCTAGACTTGGTTGCCTGTTCTGAAAGGCCTTGATTCGTAGTTTTTAACGAATTCTCGAATTGTTTTAAAGTAGTTTTAGCTTGGTTTAAACTCGCTTCAAGTTTTTTCACTTCTATAGAATTCTCACCATATGCACTTTTCGCTGCACTTAATTGTTGCTCTAAATTGTTTACGATTTTATCCGTCATTTCCATTTGCTGACGTAATTGTTTCTGCGCTAACTCCAACTTATCTGCTTCACTAGCATTTGCTCCTAATTCGGCATTTTGAAGCTTGAATGAGCTTGTTAAACGCTTTTGTTCAGCTTCAAGTTTCTTAGAGTTCTCTTGTAAGTCAAGTAAAGTACCACGCGCTTCTCGTGCTTCAATCGCTTGCTCTGAAAGGCCTTCGTTAACTCTTTTCATTGCTGTATTAAGAGAAGTTTCAGCGCGTTCTGCATCAAGTAATTTACCGTACATTTTATTGAGTTGTTCAGCTGTCGTATTCGTATCCTTAGACATTGCTTGATATTCGGAACGTAACATAGCTGTACGTTTTTTAGCGGCTTCCATTTGAATCTCTAACTTTTTCTTTTCAGCTGCTAATTTATCGGTCGCTGTTGCATCTTGACCCATTGCAGCAATATGATTTTTATATTCCTTCGCTGCATTATTCATAACCATATTAATTTGCTTCAATGTCTGAGCATACTGAACTTGTCCATCCATCTTGAAATTAAGAACGACATTTCTTTCTTTATTATTCCCTGCCATTTTCTCACCTCACTTATCGGAACGGAGTTTGATCTAACGTGTAAATTTGTTTTGGCTTCTTCTCATTCAAAGCATCTGGGTTGTTATATCGTAGATGCATGATAAATTGTTTTAAAAAATGATTAGGAGTGATTTTCCAAAAGTCATCCATGCTTAATCCAAGCAACGTATTACCGACATAAAAATAAAAATCCCAATCCAATTCGGACTGAGATTCTTCATTTTCATTCAGTATGTTTTTTACTTTTTTTCTTGCTTCAGCTTCTCCATATCAGAGTTTTGGAAAGTTTGACCTTGGAAAATTTCCATTACAACTTTGAAAACATCAGGTAGATCATACATAGGTATTGAATTTTTGATTTCTTCAGGTGTACATTCAGTACCTCCACTGCGGACCATCGCATAAATAAGCGTACTCATTAACTTAATTTCTTTTTCACCTAAGCTGAATTTTTCTTTCGCCATCATTCCATTCAATTCTTTTTCGAATACATGATAATCCCCACCATAGGACTCTTCCACATAAGGAAATGAATCCATTGTGAAAATTACAGGGATTTCCACCTTCTGTATCTTTATTTTATTTCTATTTATATCAACGTTAACTAAATCACTTAAACGTGCCATAATATCACTCCTTATTGTCCTGTAGTTCCACCTAGTTGCGCTAATTGAGATTCATCGCAAATAACTTGTTTTAAGAAATCAGTAACTTTAATTCCTTTTGCTTCTGGGTCACCAGTATCTAATTCAGCTTGTGTAACATCGTTAAATAACAATGGATCTGCTGTAATTGTGTAAGCAACGTCGTCCACAGTCATTTCATCACCTTGTGTTTTCCAAGATTCTTCTATTGGAGCAACTGTACATTTTGGATACCAACGTAATACTTTCGTTCCATCATTCAGTGGAAATACAACACCTACTGCAAACTTTGGATATTCTTTCGCCTTTGCAGTTTCAAAAGACACGCCTTTTTTACGTGTTTTTGCAAATATTTTATCTTTTACTTCACGGTTTAGACCGGCAAGGTTAAACGCTAGTCCGAACGCTGTATTTTTTACGATATTAATGATTTTTTTATTAGAAGCCCACTTTGTAAAGTTTGTAGAAGTAGTGGAAATCGTCAAATCAGAAATATTTGTTTGCTTATAAATATCCTCTTCATAAGTAGGAAGTGCATCTGATGTTTCAACGCCTTCCATCATGCATAGATATAACTCTTCAATCCCTACGGAATATTGAATCTCTTTATTTACAATTGGCATATTTATTACCCTCACATTCTATTTAATATTTTTTGTGCCATAATATCGGCAATTTTGTCACCTTCTGCATCGAAAGTGTTTTGAGAGAAATGAAGTCCTTTCACTCGACCTTTACCGTTTGCTTTTTTATGACCATGTTCAGCTAAATACCAGTACCACGCTGCATCTTCAAATTCCACAGATACACGGTCATTTTTCGCAACAACTTTCAAGCTCTCTTTCAAATGTGTTCGCTTGTTCTTATTCGACATTTTAATGCGCTTTTTTAATTCCGCTGCAAAATACTTCGCTGCTTCATCTAGTACATCAAGACTTACTTGTTTATCAACCCTTAGTAACGTATTGATATCTTCTAATGCTTCAGCGAATCCATTATTATTAGAAGCCATTACTGAATACACCTCACATACGTTATAAACTGCGTGATAGTGTCGTCGTTCTCGTCATAACCCATTCCATCAAATTGAGAATAAGAAACGCCTACTTCGTTAAAAACAGCCTTTAATGGCTCATAATCTTTTTCAGTACCATTTGTTATAACGGCAATCTGATAAAGTGGCATATTTTTCAGGACCGTATTAGAAGCCCTCTTATGTTGCTCATTCACAAATTCATACACGATATAAGGATACTCCGAGCCTGTTGGTGCACTATCACGAGAAACTGGAATACCAGATTGTTTCATAAGAACTCGCAATTGTTCAAAATTAATTTGCATACGATAGTGACACCTCCATTAATCGCTCTTCTTCCTTTACATAAATCCGCTCAATATCGTAAATACGTCCACCAACTTTTACACGGTAATCCTTTTGATTATTTTCAATGTCACGATCTATACGAATTTCAATCTTCTTTACAATTTCATTCGTATCTTTTGTTGTGAATTTATCAGTGGCGGTTACGCCAATGTTGTTATATTTCATATTACGAACTTTCGGATATCCCATCACAACACGGTCTGTTTTTGGATCAATGGTTTCTCCTAATTTAAGTAGTTCACCCATCCATCTGAGTTTATTTGTCTGTCTCTTCATCGACAAAAACCTCCTGGACAAAGAACGGCGTTAATGCATCAAGAGCTTGTTCTAATTCTTTTTCAGCGACCCTGTAATCATAGAAAATGCCGGCTACCATAATAATTAAATACTCGGTTTGTTTGCCTGTCGCATTCTTTACATAAGTCTTTGCTTGAGTGATATAAAAAGAGAGCATGTTTTCATCCATACCCTCTTCCCAATGAATATGAGATTTTAATTTCTCAATTAAATCATCCATATTAAGCTCCAGTAGAAGCTTTTAGAACGTACTTATAAACTGGAACTTCAAATGGTGAATGAATTAGTTGTGCATCTAGTAAGTTCCAGATACGGAAGCCTACACGGTTTGTACGTGAGAATAACTCAACTAGCTTTTGTACTTCTAATGATCCAATGACATCTTGAATATAGAATTTTGAGAAATCACCAAAGTAGAAAACTGGCGTATCAGGTTCGCCTGTAATGTCAATTGCATCTTCTTCCTCAACAGGGAATCCTAATAGTGTATAACCAATTCCACCTTCCGCTTGATTAAATGGACGAAGTAATGGGAAACCGTCATCTGTTTTCATTGTTTCGATTTTAGTTAATGCTGCTGTATTTAATACCCATCGTGCTTTTTTACGAACTTCTTTAACAGGTGTATTTTTCATTTTTACTAATGCATCATAAAGATTTTTTTCATCCGTTTTAAATTCAACGGCTTTCTTTGCCAATGCACCCTCATTTATGTTACTAGCTTCATCGCCATTAACCATATATTGAGTTTCTTTACGAACATAAGCTTTTTTCAGTTCGTCCATAACGATTTGTTCAATCGGTAAACCTGTACGTGCCAATAACTTTTTCGTCACTGTAGCAAGTGCATCAAATTCCGTTGGTGATAATTCGATTTCATCAAACTCGATATCTGTTTCTGGAATTTCATTATTCGTTCGCTCATTTTTATGACCTTGTGCTTCTGCCTTTTTAACTAAAACAGGATACTTAATATTTTCTTTTGTTTTTACTCCTGTTCCTAATCGGCGTAAGAAGTTTTCTTCTTGTGCATACGTAATAATTTCTTTACTTAAGAAATCTGGAATCGTAACAGAACCATTACCAGTAACTAACCCTAACGAACGGGCTTCTCTCTCATCAATATTACCAACAATATAATTAGCGAAAGCTGAACGAGTTTCCGTTTCTTTGTTTTTAGTAGATTTATGACCTTTAGTAGAAAGACCTGTTCCAATAGCTGCCATGATTTCAGAACGTTGCTCTTCTGACAGGTCAGTTTTTGCATCCGGATTTTCTTTTGCTGCTGGATCTTCTTTTTTCTCTGGGTCCTCATCCTTCTTTTTGTCTGGATCTTCTTCTTTTTCTTCCTCTTCTAATTTCGCAATTACATCAGCAAGAGTTTTCGCTTCTTCTGTTAATGCTTCTACTTCTGCCTTAACTGCTGCTAATTCTTCCGAACGAACTTCACCCTTCTCCACTTTACCTTGCAATTCTGCTAATCGAGCTTTATTTCGTGCTTGAGATGCTTTTAAGATTTCTTTTAATTTCATGTCACATTTCCCCCAAAACATTTTTTATTTGTTTAATAAGATTACTTCTTTCTTCTGTATCATCTTCCATAACTGTTTTTACGGCTGCTTCTTCACTTCTCATTTCAATCATGGCTGTATTTTCGCCCCTAATTTCAATAGAAGTAGCAACATACGCTGGTGTCATATCCAGAATAGATACTTCTAAAAGCTCTAATTCTTCAATAGATCGTTTTTGAACACCAGATTCTCCTTCTTCCCATGAATCTTTTTCAGAAACAAAACCAAATGACCAACCACGCAACTCTTTATCCCTTGCCTTCTTAATCACTTGTTCATCTGTAACCATAGCGATGGCTTTTAGACCAATATTATCTTCATACAATTCCAAATTTCCGTTTTCAATAGAACCAAGATTCCTATTCTTATCGTGGTTAAAAAGTAAGTCTACATTTTTTGCTTTCTTTAACGCTTTTTCAAACGTCTTAGGGACAATTCTCTCTTTGAAATATCCCCTTGGAGAAGGCAACATGCGACTTTCTCTATCCACCACATTTACATAACCATCAAGTATGACTTGATTCCCTCGGATTTCAATTTTCATTTTCTTCACCCCCTCCCAATGAACCATCTACCGCTTCTTTCTTGCCGATTTCAGTTAAATCATTTGAAATATAAATAGCTTGTGATTCCTTTGTATTTTGTTTAGGGAATCCAAGCATATCCGCGACATTATCAGGTGAAGTAATAGCTGTACGAACAAGGTTATAGCCGATATTTGTCTTGTTGCTATAAGTCACAAAATCAAGAATATTAATCTTGAATTTAATTCGTTTCCCCGAATTCTGACCATAAAAAAGAAGACTCAAATGGTCTTCAAAATTTTTCATTATTGGTCTTACTGCTTTGTTGTGGATATACATCATTGCTTTCTCTATATCTTCTTTGATTAACTCTGTATATGTATCCACATTTACACCTAAAAACTTACCTAAATCTTTCTTATATACATTTAGATATGCCAAGGTCTTTTCATCGTCTAGCGGGCTTTTAAGCGTTTCTATCGAATACCCTTTTCCAAGTGGAATCATTTTTACAGACCTAGATTCATCGATTGATTCCAATTGATCTAAAATTGCATTGATTAACTTTGACTGTGCACCATTCTGTGGATTGATATGGGCATCCAAGTTTAACAAGAATGCTAATAGTCCACCCTTTTTATATTTGTCAGTTAAAGTTTTCTCAGCTGACATAACACCCTCAAGTGTATCTCTTCCTAAATCAAGAATACCTTTCCCTCTTAGATGATCTGCGCCAATATTCTTCACGTGACGAATCATAAACGGCGGAACTTCGTGACCACCAATATTAAAATGCTCTACTAAATTATCATCTAACTCTGTAAAAACATTTGAAGCTAAATGTATTTGAGCGCCATTTAATATCGGAAATGTTTCTCCCTCGAGTAAATACGTATTCGTCATTAATTTAATAAATTCAGATTGTGTTAGATAATCATTAGGATTCCTTAAGATTTGAAGTGCAATGTCATCTTTAATTTCATTACCGAATTCATCTTCCACAACGATGTCGGCTAATACCATTTGATTGCTAATGTCTTGTAGCAACTCGTAAACATCGCTAGATTGCAAAATGTTTGAATCCGTAACATATACACCGCCATAACGGATACTTTTACCTAATACATTGTCAAGAAAACCACGCTTTTCAGCCTTTTTAAATAAATAATTTGAAAACCTATCCCTTAAACCCAATTTCTCACCGCCTTTCAATTAACGAACGTTTCCGGATCTGTTAAAGTAGCTTTGTTCGTATTTTAAATTTAAGCTTTGCTATGCATGTTAGATAATTATGCATGGACAATTTCCAAAAAAGTATACAGCTAAATATAATATTGTGGAAAACAAGATTAAGATAAGGAGTGATTGTCTTTGTATCGTCAGTATTGTTATAAAGTCCCTTATACCTATGCCCAATGTATGGCGGATTGCACACCTGGGTCTCCAGGTTTCGAATATGAATGTAAGCCTATATGTTGGCAGTATAAAACAAAACCTTGGTATGTATCATGTCCAACACATATGGCACCTTATGGTATGACTCAAGCAGCACCTTACAATTCACAACCATCTTATTATCCCTCCACAAGCCCTACAATAACCAATGATGAATACACAAAATGTGTTCAAATGTGCCTAAATTATGAGGGATATACTGAAGAGGATTGTAAATTTTTATGTAGCCCTCAATTAAATAGATCGATTTATCCAGTTCCAATAATCCCCTCTTATTCTAATCAAATTGACTGGGGTTGGCATTGGTATTGATAGTACCTAAGGGACGGAAAAAATCAACACAAATTATTCACTTTTTTACAGCTTATGTTAATCAACAAGAATTTCTGCTAAATAACAATTTTAATATTCCATCAAAAAAGGACCATCTTTTTGGTCCTTCTGATTAGTTCCTTTATTCGGTTTATACCTTAGACTCAAGAGCAGATAAACGTTCCTCGAGTCTAGCTATTTTCGTATGTAACTCATCATTTTCAGCCTTGAGTTTTTCGTTTAAGCCTTGAATAGCAGCTAAGGCTACGCCCTGTATGTCTATGCCTGAGATGTGTACATCATCATCTCCATTTAACCCAAAGGCAGTTTGAAAATCCTGAGCTGTTGGACCAATGTGACGTATGTTATTTGGATCGGTTTTATAATTCCAAGATTGGATTGACATATTCATTAGATTATCCAGAATTTCAAGAGAATTGACATTTAAGAAGTTCTCTTTTTCATTCTTGTCACAAGTAAGTGTAATCCCTCGTACTTGAACGTCACCGCTATTTAGGACTCTAAAAACTTCAGCATTTCTATTATCTCTTCCAATAATAATGTTTCCAGTTCCCCACTGATTAACAATTAAAGCTGATACATCTCTACCTCGAGTTGTAGCAACAAGAGCGGTATTTTGAGTACTTTCTGCTGAAATTGCAATATTGTTACTTTTACCTATTACTCCATAACCATCTTTACTTTCACCAAATATGCCAGCACGTACACTAACTCCTTCATTTATTGTACGACCATAGATACCGTAGATTTCTCCTTCTCCAACAGTACCTGTAACTTTACCTTTGCCCCATACACCAACCCCATATTGACTAGTCCCCAACAAAGCAGAAGCATTCGGGTTATTAACAGTGTTAATAGCCCAGACTCTACCATTAGCAACCTCAACATCACCCTCAAACATACCTGCTAATCTTCCGCCTTTGCCCCATACACCAACCCCGTGTGCACTAGTTCCATAAACACCAGAAGCATTCGGATTATTAAATTTGTGGTTGCCCCAAACCCCTGGTCCACCAGTGCTATCTCCGAAAACTGCCGCAACATTCGGATCATTAGAGTCACCCTTGATGTTAGCCATTTCAATTCCTCCTCAAATTTCACTTCAACAACCAAAAATTGGTTAAATATACTACGATACAAGTATATTTTGATTACTATATTTCAGAACTCAAAATTCAATGTGTACCTTGTTTATTCTCAGTTTACATAATAGTTAAATTAGAAAATCAACGCTATTAACAGCATCTAGTTTTAAAATACTAACTGTTAATAGATTATTACTCGTGCTTTACCTATAAATATCACTAATTAAATCATCCATACCTTCTTCAGTTATGCTATCCATAACCATCATCGTTTCTTTATGAGCAACTAAAAAAGCAACAAATCCATCAATCTTCTTTTTGGACTGTCGCTTACTTGGCGCTTTCATTCCGTTAATATTTGTAACTACTACAACATTAAGAGCGCAATAAACAAATAAGGGGTTATCGGTAATTAAACGTTTTTCATAAATCAGTATTTCTGAATCATCAAGCATTGCATTCATAACGTTTGGATACTGATTTACTGCAATACATTCTAAACCGAGATTTTCAAGCTTCTCTATTAACTTTTGAGACATTGCTGGGTCATAGTTTATTTGTTGCACCTCGTATAATTCCATGCATTCAACGATATATTCCATAACTTGATCTTGGTCAATCATCTTCCCATCACAAAAAGTAGCAAAACCACGTTCAACCATATCAGTATATGGAACATTATCCTCTTTTTCTTTAAAATCAATATTTTCATTAGGAAGGAAATACATCTGTTTCACTTTTATAATTGACCTTCCTTCTTCATCATGTGAAGGGAAGTTTAAACTTACACATGTTAAGTCTGTTGTTTTAGATAGGTCCAATCCTAAATAACAAATTTCACCTGTTAGATCACCCAAATCTTCCACAAGAACATGCTGTACTTGGTCATGCTCAAAATAATTATCAGCACCATTTACAAATACATTTAAATGTTTGGAAAGGAACTCAGCTTTTGAATGTGCGGACTGCTTCGCTTTTTTGAATTCAATTTCAAGTTGTTCCATCGTAACAGAAACACCGATATTCGGGTTAACCATTTCCCAAACTTTACGATCTTCCCAATCATAATTTTTATTTGGTTCCCAGATTGCTACAAATAAGGAATCATCATCATCATTTTCAAGAACAAGTTTCGCATATTTATAAACACGCATACCAACAGATGAAGCACCCTTACCAGCTGTTGAAATATTAAGCATCATTGGTTGTTCACGTGAAATCTGTGCTGACTTTAAGTTGTCGTACATGTCCATATTTTCTTGCGCATGGAGTTCGTCATTCAACACAAAATAAGGGTTCTTTCCTTCAAGACCCTTTGTGTTTTTTGTTAATACTTTGAATTTATTTTGATATGCAATTCCATTGATACTATATCGATACATAGCACCGCTAACTGTTCCATTAACACCTTTATAAATTTGTGTAGGTCGTGCCAAAGGCTCAGAGTTTTCTATAGCTTGTGCAATTGGTTCGGCTGCGTTTTGTGCTTGTTCATAATCTGACGCTGCACAATAACAATCCGCCCCAAGTTCAAGTTCTCCATACATAGCATAGAGCAATGCACCAGCTGCGATAATTGTTTTTCCATTCTTCTTTGGTACTTGAACATATGATTCACGAATAACACGGACAGTTTTTCCTTTTTCGTTTTTATGAAACCAACCATACATATTCGCAAAAACAAACATTTCCCAAAGTTCTAATTCCATCAATTGACCTGCAAGCGGACCTTTAACATGACGGATGAACGACTGAACAAAATCCAACATTTCATTTGCTCGATCTACATCAAACCAAATATCTTTACGCTTTTTCCACTTCTTATAACGTTCTACAGCAAGAATAATTGATTTCGGGTATTTCTTTTTATTACGGATGACGTTACTCGCATACTTATCAGCATAGTTAACGCCTGATGTAATAATCATTTAGATTTCCGCCATTTCTCACGATGAGCGGCTAATTCGTCTTTCGGCTCATTCGATATATTATTTCCACTGTTTTTTGGCGTTTTTTGTACACTTTTCCCCTTATTCGTCATTCCTAGAGATTCTAGCATTTTATTCTTCTTATCATTCCAAGTTTCAACTTGTTGAGCAAGTGGATGTTTCATTTCATTTGTTGCTCCAGCCTTGTTCTTATGCGTTTTTGTGGCTGCAAAACCATCAGCTTTCCATTCATCAAACATAGTTTTATAAATGATAAAAGCATCTAAATAATTTTCGATTAATGGTTCGAGTGAAGGTGTGAAATTATCCTCATCAGTCAATAATTTTATGATTCTATTTCGTTCTTCATCCCTTGCAACATCTAGCATTTCTAGCTTTTTCTTCTTTGACATTCGAGCCATTTTCACACCCCCCTTCTTTTTTAAAAAATGGTGCAACTATTGATATGCCCCCTACGCTACCTATCCTTCCCAGAGGACAAATTTTAATTTTTGATAGGGGGGCTTCCGAAATAACTCGGAAAAACCTTTTTTGGTTTATCTTCATTTTCTTCTATTGTGTGACACTTTGGACAAAGTAGCCTTAGATTGTTTAGATCAAGTTTAAGTGTTGGGTCATCTTTAATTGAAATAATATGATGAACATGAGCACTTCGACCAAAGACAAACCTTCCACATCGCTGACAGCAGCCATTCTCTCTTTCATATACTTGAGACCTGACAAACTTCCATTCATCTGTTCTGTAGAATGGTTTGTTTTCATGATGATAGATGTTCTTCTTATCTTTCTTCTTCCTTGGTTTGTTACGCTTATGCTCTTCACAATAACGTCCCTTGCTTATCTTGTTACGACAGCCATTAAAGTCACAGTACTTCATGATAGTAATTCAATGATGTCCTCTTTCTTTTTAACATCAGCTGGAATCTCAACGCCTAACTCATCAGCATACTCACGTAACTGTTTCACTGTCATGTTACTTAGCACCGGCACTTCACTAACTACTGTCATATCTTTACCGTTCGCTAAGTCCACACCGAAGAGCATACTCTCAGGATTAAGAGTTACTTCGAATCCTGGTTCTTCACCAGTTGGTACAAATAGACTTCGCTTTTCTTCGTTATCCCAATACTCAGTACCTGATATTGTTTTTCTAATTTCAGTAATCATTTGATCAACTCTCTCCTTTTCTTTAATATTCCTATCAACCAACCTGACCAAAGATCTAAAATAATTGCTAATGTTTTAGTCATTATGTTTCTCGTACTTACCTTCCACACCTTGTTGTTTTCGTTTACGAGTACGTTCACTAAGCCATAGTCTTGCTTCCTCTAACTTAGTAATAGCTAATGCATTTTCTCGACAAGGATATCCACCATCTTGAAAACCTTGTAGTCTTTCTACTAGCACATTAATTACATGTTCAATCTGAGCACCATTCACACCATTTGTTTGAATCGGTCCTTCTTGGAATTTAATATCAATGAATTCACTCACTTCATTCATCCTCTTCACCACCTATATAATTTGTACATAATAAAAAGCCACAACTCATTTTTCGAGTGTGACTTAAATAAAATTTAATATAAATTAGAGTGATGCCCACCAGTCTTCGATATTGTGTCTTTTTTTCTTTTCTTCTAATTCTTCAATATCTTGATTAATATCTTGAGCTTTCATTATTAATTCTCTATATTCATTGGTTATACCAGAAAGTTCTTCTGGGAAGGAAAGACCATATCCATACTGCACTGCTTTAAAGTTGCGGTCTAAATAAATCCAACTACTAGTATGTTTCCTATCATATTCTGAACCGGCCTTTACTATTCCATATTGGATTAGAATGTTCCCTAGCTCACCGAACATTAATTTTATTTGCTTTTCGTGTTTGTCCATCAATCTATGGCTTTTATAATACGATTCTCTATCTTCATTCATGTGCCACCAAAGATGTTTTTCTTCCAGATATTGCTGAACTAATTCTGGACTTTTTTCCTTAAATTCCTTCAAATTCACCTTTAGTTCTCTAGCTTTATCTTCCCCTAGTGCAATCACTTTTTCTGGATTATCCTTTATTGTAGATAGAGTTTCTTTTTCAAACCAGCTACTTGTAAATTTTATTAATTCCTCAAGAAATATTTCTTTTTTTATTTCCATTGCATCTAATAGTTTTTGCTTCTGTTGTTTTTTTTCTACAATTTGTTCGTCAAAATTCACTTTTCATCACTCTCCTAAAACTATATTTCGACACAATAATACCTATCCCTTTTATTAAATTGAAATATATTAAATAAAGTGATTATACATAATAAAAAGCACTCCGTAAGGAATGCTATTCACTATCTTTATAAACAATATAATCCCCTTTAGAAATTAGATAAGTAACTAGTAACATACAGAATCCTCTAAGTGTTGCTATAATACTTGGATCACCTGGACAAAACTCTTGAGTAATCCATTTTTTATCTTTGGGTAATGTATCATATAATTCTTTAATTGTTTCCTCATCAATTTCCTTATTATGATAATGCGCTAAATCATTCCTTACACGGTTGAATTTATTATATGCTCCCCTCATATCATCTTCCATTATATTCAATGCATGAACTAATTGAACCTTTTGTGCAAAATTAAAAGTATTAAATTTAATAGCTTTAGGATTAGGTACATTCTTTTCAAGAATTTGTATCATTATAGATTCAACATATAAGTGAGTTTTTAGAAAAACATATAACGGCTCTTCATTTTTGATATCTTTGCTAAACTTAACTACTAAACTATTTACTGACTCATTCAAATATTATCACCCCTTAACTAGATAATAACATCAAAGTTTCTTATACTACTTATATAATTTTTGCATAATAAAAGAGCAACCATGCACCAGTTGCTCTTACGTAAAATTCTATGAAATTACTATAATTCATTTTTTCAATAGGTAACATTCACAGAGCTGAGTGTCATCAAAGTGCAAGTTCTTCCGCAAACTTTATCCGCTTTATAATCTCAGCATGTTTTTTATAAATATAACTAGCACTGTAATTCATATTCTCAGCTACTTCTTCTAATGTCATCCCATCAATATATTTCTTTTTAATAATTTGATTTTCTAAACCTTTGAACTTACTTATTAAATTCACAAGATTTCTCATTTGCTCTTGTTTTATAGTAAGTTCACTTTTTATCTTCTCAATCATCTCTTCTACCTTTGCACCTTGTGAATCTGATGTTAAACGTACATCGTATAAATCACCACTGATCCAACGTTTTAATTCAGCTTCTGTTTGTTCTAAGTTGTATTCTAAATATGCAATTTCTTCTTCAAGTTTTTGATAATCTTTAAGCCATTTAAACAAGGAATGACTCACCTACTTTCTATTTCAAAGCCTGGGCTTATTTCGTCATGTTTCTTCTTTTTAGTTGTAATCTTAAATGTCCCACGCAAACGTTAAACTTATTAGAAATCTTTTTGTATGTCATTCCGTTCTCTTTAAGCTTGACTGTTGTTTTGCATATTTCATCCCATTGCTCTGTTGTTCTTCGCTTTTGCTGTTCATTAACGACTTTACCGCCAAAAGATGCACCAATTTCATTGAGCCTTTTTCCTATCTCGCATTTACTCCAACAATATTGCAAATCACGAGAATATCTATTTTTACAACCATGACAATGATCCTCTAACAACTTCCCAACTTCCATTCTCGCTTCTTTTTTATTCATATAGCTGTCATTCCTAATTTATCTACATGATACAAATAATCAACGGCCGCTCTATTTGTTTGTGGCACTATATACGCTCTTCTCTCAAATTCCTCTCTTGGAATAGACTTTCTTCCCCCATCATAAATCATTGATTCGTAATATTCAGCTACCAAGGAAACCGGAACAAAATAAATGACATGGTCCGTTCGGAATTCAATTAAGAAGAAACAAATAGCTCCCATTTCTTTTGTATCCTTTAGGTAATCAATTTGATGTCTATGTATATATTCTAAAGGGAAACTTGTATTCTTTCCCGTGGACTTCGCTTCAAAATATACCGCTCTACCTTTGTATACACCATCATAATCAACTGTTGATTTCTCTTGCCAATTGCTTTTCGTTATATTTCCTCGTTTATCAGTTTTTAAGACTTTAACTGGTGTAGGTCTTTTATTAAAAACACCTATGTTTGCTGCTTTATACATTCGATTTGTATTATTTAATAAAAGTTCAAACGCCATTCCTCTATTTGCATAACCCATCTAGATCACCTACTTTTCATTTTAAGATTCCACGTTTTACAAATATATTTCTCCATGCAGCTGTAACTCTATCTTTCTCAAATTTTTTAGCACGTTTATTAATTGCTTTTTTGAGTTTTCTTTTCTTACGATTAGCCATTTACAACCCTGCTTTCTATTTAAAAACTACAGACCTAATAAAACACGTTTCTTTTCCTTTCTAAGGACTTTTAGCATCTACATAATTAATTGTATTGGGAATGAAAAACACCTTAGTTCTCTCTAAATCTGAAAAGGCATTTTTCAGCAGATAGAATTAAAATAACTATTTGGTTTAATTTTCAAAATACAACCGCTTGTCCATTTCAATTTGCTCTACCAATGCATTTACTATTAGAAATACGAATTTTTCAGAGGTGAATTATATTGGATGAATTTTTATCCTCCGCTGCACTTAATCCGGGTTCAATTGGACCTACACTCCCACCTATTCAACCTTTTCAATTTCCAACTGGGCCGACTGGGCCAACTGGGCCGACTGGGCCAACTGGGCCAACTGGGCCGACTGGGCCGACTGGACCGACTGGACCGACTGGACCAACACTATTTTTCACTTCCCTTGCACCAGATCCTGAACCTATAGAACTTCCAGCAAATACAAATAACTTTTTAATTATGGAGGTCTTTGTCCCTATCGAAAGCCCAAATGATAAAGTCTTATTAAACGCAACAATCGGCACTGACCTTGTTATTCATACCCCATCTGATGGAAGCACATCCTTTACTGTGGATGCCATTACGTATCAGTTATTCCGTAACAATGTGTTACTAACAAGTTCAAGTGTATCCGGTAAATATCAAGTCGGTAGTAGTATGGATATAACTTATCCTTTTAACTCCACATTTACATGGGTGGATCACCCAGGTGATCCAATATTCCCACCAGACCCAATTCATTATCGTATTGTTGCGAATATAGGAGATCTTAGTGAGACTGTATCGTCTGCTCTGGTCGGAAATCGTGGGTTTTCTGCTATAAAATACCCTGGTGATCCAGTTTAATTAAAAATAGGAATCGCTAATCTCACTATGAAACGTAAATATTTATCTTCTATAATTAATTGAACAGTTAGCTTTGCTAGCTGTTCTTTTTCTTTTAAATAGTGTTTTCATTCAAAATCTACTAAAATTACTATTTTGCTCCTCCAACAAATTTAGTAATTTCTCCATAGATAATTCATATAATTGTCTGCCATAATCAGCTTTATATATTTGATATTTATCTGTTAATTGGAATATCATTTTTTGTTTCTTATCCCGGTATCTATCTAGCATCCTAAACACAATCATAATCACCAACACGGAAAATATTGAAAGTACAAACAACTCACTTCACCCTGCCATATCTTCTTTAAAAAACAATGGTTCTAAATCTTCTGCAACAACTTGATATGTTTGCGTAGAATTCACAACACTTATCGTTACAATGTCAGCTTCTTGATATAGTACTGTCAGTGCATTTACATCATCCGTCACCCAGTCACCTGAAATAAACTTGCCTGGGATTCTTCCTTTACGTCTGAATACTTCACGCCAACTTTCCATTTCAATCTCTTCTGTAGTAGCTAAACGGCACTGATCTATATGATTGAATCCCCATTCCCCTTTAATTGAACCTTCACTTTGCCAAAATCCCCATAAAGCTAATTTGTTATGAACGTTATTGCTAACAGCTTTTTCAACCTTTGTAATTTGTGGACCATCTTCAAATTCACAAACAACCCATTGCCCTTTTATTTCTTTTTGATTTGCTATTTGTAAATTCATTGATTCTCGCTCCATTCTGATTGTCCTAATTTAATAATCATTTGTTTCTCCAAAACATTTCCTATCACAGCATTCATCCATAAATTAGGATTAATTTTTCTCTTTAAAAATTCTATGACTGTGATTAACTCTTGTGTAGATAATGAAACAAATTGACCTAAAGGCTCTTGATTGAACTTACCACCACGTTTTTCAATAGTTAGAACCACTTCGTTTTCAATAATGTATCTTTCTGCAGTTACTAAATTGAATTGACGGACCTTCACACGACCAAACCCTTTTATTAATTCACTTAGCAAATCGCAGATCAAACGAAAATCTAACACTTTTAACGTTTGCTCTATTTGTCCACTACAGCTTTTACACAATGTTTTCTCTAACCCATCAATATACATATTTCTTTCATCGGTAGGAGGAATAGAATTACCACATATATCACACCACTCCCCTACATCAGCAAAGATATCTAACATGTAAATCGCTCCTATGATTTATATTTGTTTAACACTGCTTGCAGTCTCTCACGCTCTTCATCGGTAGATTGTGAGTTTGGTTTTTCTATTTCTTTTTTAGGTGGTTCAACATCTTCACGTAACCAATCTGGAACAATTTCTTTTCTATTCGATTGACCTGTACCCGATCTCTTGAAATTCCTGTTCTTACTCATTTCAAAACGTCTATCTAATGTAACAACATCATCTAATGTTTTTACTTTTTGTTTTTGCCAATTCTTCAATATCGCTTTTACGTAATTCCATTTAGGCGCATTCTCATCAATTGCTTTATTAGTCGCATGTAAAATTAAATCCCGACCAAACAAATCACAAAACTCTCCTAGTTCTGTAATTGCAATTTCACTTAAAGGAATGCCTTTCTCTTTTAAGAAGTTGTAACTGATTTTAAATTCCTCATCAACTAATACATGAGATTTGGATTCATCCTTATCATGATGATGATTAGTATTTGGTATATTAGTATTTAGTTTATTAGTACTTGGTTTATTAGTATTTAGTAGTTCGGGATTTTCCACCGGAGGATTTCCCACCGGTGGGTTTTCCACTGGTGGAAAATCCGCCAATGGCTCCACTTGCGGAACTTCATGAATTACTGTTTCCCAACTGACAATTTTATTGTTATCGTTTCTGATTGGAAGGCGTTGTAAATATCCGTATTCTTTTAACTCTTTCATGCCGCTTCTCAAACTATCAAGACCATCTTTCGCGTGTGTAGCTAACTCTTCTCTATAAAATACCCAATCATCCGGAAGTGTAAGGATATACGCTAAAATACCTTTCGCTTTCCATGAAAGCCTTTCGTCTCTTAAACCGGTATTATTTACGACAGAATAATTTTTGGTCTTTTCTACTCTTACTATTCCCATATTCCCTACCTCTCCTATTTGCAAAAAATCAATAAATTGCTATAATACATCTTGTTGTTTTTACTTTAGGACCCGTTGCAGCGGGTTCTTTTCTTATGCATTCCTTCGAATTGCTTCAACAACTTCTTTTCTTCCTCCTACAGCTTCCAGACGATCTGCTACATCTAAAACATCTTTACTCTCCTTTGAGGAATCTTTTTTCATTTTCTTAAAGTACATAGCTGATAACTCTTTTGATATTTCTAAATCTCGTTTGATTTGTTTCTGATATAAAGCATGTAGTTCAACATAAGCGTTCTTGTTACCATTTTGATTTTCTTGTTCCATTTGCTTATATAAAAGCTGCTGATTGCGCATGCATTCTCTACGCTCTTCTTCTAATTCCATAGCCTTCTCTAGATGTTTTGGAAGAACTCTGTTTTCTGTACCCATTGTTTAGCACCCCTCTTTCAATGTGATCACTTTCATCAAGCTTTCGCTCGATAAAAGTACCCCCTTTGTATAATCCATACATAAATACTGCAAACCCAAAACCAAAGATACAGACGTTTTTCACACTTTCTACTTCTGTAATGTCCATTAGGCTAAAATAAACACCTTTTTAGACTCTATTTCTTGCGCCAGTTGGTTGTTTAAGTACTCTTTAATGTTATTCATCGCTTCAAGCTTCCACGCTCCACCATCAGCTTCAAATAAGCCACAACGAGCACCTTCACGCATTCTAAATACAAACTTACTCTCTGGTTGCTCGACCTCTACAAATGTTCTATATGGACTTAACTCTACTGGATTTGGCACTTTTACATTTTCCCTGTTAGCAACACTTGTTTTTGCTGTTACTGCCTGTGATACACCATCATCACCAATTTCCTTAACCGCTCCTTCTACAACAGTTCCTACTACTTTTAAAACAATGTCACGATGTGTGTTTTGTACAAAACCTGATTGCAATGCGATATTAAATTCTTCCCTGTCATGAAAATTACTGAAACCAAAACGTGGGATAGATGCCTGCGCTTGAATATATACACTTCGTCTTTTATCACCATTAACTGCCGTAAAGGCACTCACTGTTGTCGGGTTCTCAATATGAATCATTAAAGACTCTGCTGTATCAAATTCTGATTTCACATAACTTACTAAACCAGACAAACTGCGTAATACAATTTCAGCTGGTGTTGGTTCTTGCACAAGATGTAAGCGCTGCGTTGCATATGTTTGTTCACCAATTTTATGTGTTTCAACTGTTCCAATTTCTAATACTTTTTCAATTGCTTCTTTTGTTATAGTCATTTTATATATCCCCATTTCTTAATTTGATTTAATTTTTAAATAATCGATTACTACTGTTTGCTTATCTGCAGCTTTGTTGTGTTCAACTACTTCTGCTTCTTCCACAGGTTGTCCAACATCTGTTCTTACATCACCTTGTAAATCCATGAAGTATTGACCTTTGAGTCCAGAAGCTAATTCTTGCCCAACTAAATTACCGTTCTGATCCATATCTAATAGAATTTTAGATTCAACAGCTTCTGTTGGCGCTAGTTTTGAAGTTGCTTGAACCTGGCAATTCCATACTTCTCTCTTCTGATCTCCAGAAAACGAAAGCGTTACAACAATTTTCCTTGCCTTTTTAGGGTCAGTATTTAAATCATTCATATTTTCCATTACACGTTCAAACTCTTGATGAAACCTTTCAGACAGTGCCCCATCAGCAAATGTATTTAAATCAATCATGACTTCCATTTCTTCTCTCACCTAAACCTTTCTTAATTAAAATTCAACATCCACTTGCACTTCGATATTCATAGGTATTTCTTGCGTTACACGAATTGATTTTTGACTTACTCCCTTTTTAATCAACTTTTTAACTTCTTCTTTTGCAGCATCTTTAGTATTGAATTCGCTGATACCTGGAAACCCTGCGAAATTACTAGTAATTACTAAAATTTTTTGTTGCATGTTACTTCCTCCTATTACACTTCCGCCATGTGTATTTGTGCATTTGTAGCCGCGATTTCTTCATCTAAAATTGTTGGAACTGAATATTCCTCATTAATAATTTGAATTGCTCTATCTAAATGATGACGTTTAATAGCTTTATAACTATTCACACCAAACTCTCTATGTAGTTGACTATAAATATCGCTATATAGCTTTCTTCTAACGCCAACATCCCTATAAGCATTAGAATCTTTTCCACCAAGTAGAAGAACACCTAACTTTCTCACCGCTTTTGATATCTCATCACACTCAATGGCATACAGCGGAGCATTCTCACGCAAGTCTTTTACCTCGGACTTAATCTCTTGAATTTCATGAGTGTGTCCTTCTAAAGCTTGAAATGTTAGCTTTAAAACACCCATTGGATCTGTAGGTACTTTTTGTTGATTTTGTATGTGTTGTTTCATACGCTTGAATTCTTCAATAAATTTAATTTTCAATCGAACAGCTTCTTTTGTGTTGTAGCTCATTACAACTAATGTAAAGGCTTCTTCTGTCAAATCGATTTTAGGATAACGCCGCCCTCTATTTTCATATGTTCGCTCCTTAAAATTTAGGAGCGAAAATTCTACCCCTGCATAATCCATTTGAGTTTTGATATCAGATATAACATTGTCATGACGTTTATTAAATACTTCTGCAATCATCAAACTATCTGTAACAACTTTCCCGTTACTTTCAAATACCAGCTCACTATGTATTGGCATTTCATTCACTGCAGCTATTTGATTCATTTAAATTTCCTCCTGACTATAAACTTGGAATGACCTTAGTTTTATTCACGTTACGATGTACCAAATGTAATTCGTTACTTACTTTTTTGAATATTAACCAATTATCAGGGTTTAAATTATATGATTTGATATGGACCTTTTCCCTCTTCGTTGGATTTTTACCATTTTTCATTTTTATTCACTCCTTACAACTCATCGAAAAATTTAGAAAGAAATTCTTTCATTTCTCTCGCCTTAAATAACCAGCGATTATTTTTTTGTTTTGCGAATTTTTGTACACGAGGATCACAAACGACATATTCCATTAACCAGTCATAACTTCGACTTGTTTCGTATTGAAGTCTTTTCATATCCCACCAAGTACCAACTCCCATATCCGACAATCTTTCATTAACCTGACGAGAAACTTCTTTTTGTAAGTAAGTCTCATCAATAACAACTTGCACAGTTGCTGTCATTAACAAATCTCCTCACTTTCCAACATTCTATTTATTTTTTCTCTTACTTTTTTGCCTTCTCTTTTACCGTGCAAAATATCAGAGAGATATGGACCAGAAACGTTTAGCATTTTTGCTAATTCTCCTTGTTTCATTTCATTAACAAATAGCCACATTTTCACTTTCTTACCAAATGCTTTATCCATACCTGCACCTCCTTCTATACATTTAGCTAATTTTTTAGCTTTCTATTGACTAATTCTATCCGATTAGATAAAATTAGAGCATAGCTAAATAAACCAAATTAAATTACCTTTAAACGTTGAGGGACGTGCTATATAGGTTTAATTTGTTATGGTTTTACGGCTAAATAATTAGCTTATGAACATAGTTTAATATCCAATTGGATAAAAGTCAATACTTTTGTATCCGATTGGATAGAAAGATGTTCGTAGCTTTAATAAGGGTGATTTGTGTGTCTACATTCAACATAATTAAGGAGCTTGCGAGCAAGAAAGGAATATCACTATCCGATTTAGCAAAGCAGCTAAATATGGGAGAAAATTCACTGTATAAGTGGAAAACGCAAAAACCTGCTATTGATAAACTTCAACAAGTGGCAGATTATTTCAACGTTAGTGTTGACTACCTATTAGGTAGAACTAACAAAGAGTACTGGGAACTTACAGAGAAGGACGAAAAAGATATACAAAAGAAATTAGAAGAATTAATAGAAGATATGAGTAAATCGGAGGCTCTTGCTTTTTCAAAAGACTCTGAACCTATGTCAGAGGAAACTAGACAATTGTTAATTGTCTCATTAGAAAATTCTCTTAGATTAGGAAAGCAAATGGCTAAAAAGAAATTCACACCTAATAAATACAGAAACGAAAAGTGATAGGAGCGGATCTGGTTGGTTTCAAAACAGCAAATCAATTTAGCAATAGATAAACTACTTAGACAATATAGCACCAGGGATCCATTTCTTATTGCTGAAGAAAAGGGAATTATGGTCATTACAGAAGACTTAGGAGATATTTTTGGATACTATCACAAAATATCTCGTATCCCTTTTATTCATATTAACGAACGACTTTCATATCAAAATCAAGTATTCACCTGTTTTCATGAGTTAGGACATGCTATCTTCCATCCAAATGAAAATACCCCTAAATTATCTACGATATCACTTTGTTCTGAAATCCGTATAGAAGCTGAAGCAAATTATTTTGCAACAAGATTTCTTATAGATGGAAGTCATCATGATTACTACATACAAACCAAACAAGAGTTATTACAGCATTATGGAATACCTAAACAAATGGAAAGATTCATTTGAAGTCCACTATATTTTTTTACACATAAAAGAAGAACATTCTTTAAAAATAGAATGGAGTGATTACAATGGCGAGTTTTAGAAAACGTAAGGACAAATGGGAATATCGTGTTAGATATAAAGAGTTAGGGAAGTACAAAGAAACATCTAAAGGTGGATTTAAAACAAAGAAAGAGGCACAATTAGCTGCTGCTAAGGTTGAAGAAAAGTTAGCTAGCGGGATTGGCATAAACATTAGTAATTTTACATTCAACACTTATATGTATGAATGGCTAGATACTTATAAAAAAGGAACTATTTCTGAACAAACATATAAAGTTTATAAAAAGAATATTCGATTGTATATATTACCTGCATTTGGTAACATAAAATTAAAAGATTTAACACGTGTTAAATACCAAAAATTTATAAATGATCTTCTAAAAAAACTTAGTAAGCAAACGGTTTTACTGATTAACTCTACAATGCACAATGCATTGGAAATAGCGGTTAATGAACTTGAAATTCTCACTAAGAATCCAACCAATAAAATTAGTATCAAAGAACATAAGGTAATTGACAATCGAAAAAAAATTAAATGCTTTGACATTGATGAATTAGAATCATTTTTAAACTACGTTTTAAATGAACAAGCTACTTTTAAATACTATTCTCTATTTATGTTTTTATCGAGAACTGGCTTACGAATCGGAGAATGTTTGTCGTTACAATGGAATAATATAGAATTTGAAAAAAAACAAGTCTATATCAACAAAACTTTAATTACCACTCAAAGAAATCAATCTATAAAATTCGGACCACCTAAAAATAAAAGTAGTATAAGAACACTTACTTTGGATGCTTCTACATTAGCACTTTTAAAGACGATAAAAAAAGAACAAGCTAAAAGCACCTTAAAAAACGGAAAATATTATAAGGATTATAACTTTGTGTTTACTAATGAAGATAATTCTTGTATGTTACAAGCTTCGACGTTAGCGTTTTTGAAAAAAACATGCAAAAATGGTGGCTTCGAATACATTACATTACATGGCTTCAGGCATACACATGCTGTACATCTGTTACAAAGTGGAGCAAATATAAAATATGTTTCTGAGCGCCTTGGACATACCACTATTAATATGACAGCAGATGTTTATCTACATGTAACAAAATCTATGGAAGAAACCGCAGTGAATCAATATGATGATTTTTTAAAATCTCGTGGGCAAATTGTGGGCAATAGTATTTAATAAGGCGCAAATACCTCTTGTTATAGGCGGATTTAGATGGGTATAATGATAATAATTCATTTTCATTATTTGTTGCTACCCTTTTGCATTCTGGCAGTAATGTGAAATGTGAGAATTTCCGCTGAAATTCTTTAAATAGATATCCTTTCTCCTTTACTTTTATACCTAGCTTTTTTTTAGTACCTTGCACTTTATATATTCTCTCATTATACGGAAGTAATACTCTTCTGTTTGTTCCGACAATATAATCTTTCGGATATTGGATAATATGGTCTAATTCAATTTCTCCATCTATTTGAAAATCATCTTTTAATGTTCTAAATAACTTAATCCATTTCATACCGTTTGTAGCTTGTTGTACTTTTAACTTTACAAACCGCATTTTTTTATTATCTGATGCAAATTCTGAAGTAGAAATCAATATCATGCCTCGTTTTCGTCGCAAAAGTAAAGGGATATCGGGATGGTTATATTCTTGGTAGAATCTCCGAATACCTACTGTAACCTTTAATAATGGAATATTCTCACCACCACGAGTTATACATTCAAATCGGTATACATAGGCGAAAAAGTCTTGTGTTTTTTCATCTTTAATCGGCTCTGACATTGCCTCACAAATATTTTGTGATCGAAGTGGAGAAAAATAGATTTCTTCATTTTTATTCTCAATTCGTATAGGTTGTACACAAAAAACATGTGAAATTAATGCGGGTACCCATTTAGAAAACGTTTCACTATCATGTAATACTGTTACATTCGAAATCAAATCGTCATGCCATTCATATTTTGGCGGTTCCATTAATTGATTCGGTTTCCAATCATGAATGACCTCATACCAACTTTGAAATATATAATCAAGTTGTTCTTGCCTAATTGGTTCTTTTGACACAATCCATGGCGTATTTTCATTTAATACATACGGATTATGCTGAATAAACAATATATCAGAAAACATATCATACAATCTTTCATTTAAACGCTTTAACTTACTAGTTAATAAAAATGTCTTATAATGTATCTCTACAATGTCTAGCCATTCAATAGGAAAATATATAAATGATACATGTTCCTTTAAAAGTGGCTCTACTATATTTTTAAATGTTAATAACCGTAATTTTTCCATGTATTGAGTACTTCCTCTCTTCATTTATCTTGATTATCAAAAAACGAGAAACACCAATTACTGAATCTAAACAATTTAAAATTAAAAGTCTAAAAGAAGAATTTAAAACAATTTATTACAATGATACGTTATTACAATAATACTTTTAAAAGTTACACGTAATTATCGAATACATCACCCCTAACATCTCAAATATATTACGTACACATTATATAATATATAGTTATATAATGTATTTATGATTTACAATAATTTTACAAAAAACAAATATAAAAAAGGAAGGC